TAGAGGGTGTAACTCCTAGCTTTAGTGAATATTCAAATGCGTTAGATCATGTTTCTTCGTTATCAGATAAGTATGCCGCAAGTCAAAAAGATACTATAAAGAATTTCACCAAATTACAGGCATCTGCATCGGCCAGTGGATTCAGTGTTGATGAAGTTGCGGAAGCTTACGAAGGATTACAAGCGGGTACTATGGCAACAGGTGGAGATATGGAAAAACTAAATGGAGTTATGCTTGCTGCTTCTCAAATATTTGCAAAAGGGAAGGTTGCAGCCGAGGAAATTAGAGGCCAAATTTCAGAAAGATTGCCCGGCACAATGGCTCTATTTGCAGAGAGTATGGGCATTTCTGGTAAGGCTTTAGATAAGCTATTACAAGAAGGAAAAGTAACAATGAGAGACTTCTTAAATTTCACAAAACATTTGAAGAAAGTACACGAAGAAACAGCACTAAGTATGGTTAAAGACAGTTCAAATGCAGGGCAAAGATTATCAAAACAATGGGATGATTTAATTCTTAATTTAGGAACAGTGTTCCAACCTGTAGGTGCGGTTATCCAAAGTACATTGGCAGGGATAATTGGAGGAATAAACACTGTTTCAGAAAAATTAATTGATGTATTAAACCTGACAAAAGAGGAAAAGATTGGAGCACTTCAACAAAAAATTATTGACACTCAGAAAAAAATATTCGAGTTAGACGAGAAGCAGATTATGAGAGATGCGGGTATGAAAGTCACCAAAGTAAAAGGTGGGGAACTACTTGGTAATTTTGAGTTTGAAAGCAGGGAGACTCAAAAAGGTAGTGACAGTCTAGGATCAAGCGGTATTTTAGGACCGATGCCTTTGAAGTCAGGAGCAGATAGAACAAGAGATAATGTCGAAGATGCAAAGAGAAATGAACTTCAAGATAAGTTAAACGCGATGCTGGAAGAATTTAATGAGTTAACAGGTAAAAATATAAAGCTTAAGGGATTAGAGGAAAAGACTCTTACAACCGAAGAGAAACAGCGATTAGCCAACTTTAAAAAGTTCCGAGAGAATAATCTAATAGAGAGACAATTTCTGAACGATAAATTAGAGCTAGGCACCAAAGAAGCGGAGTTGAATAAGGAAATAGCTTTAATGGTTCAGGTACATGGAGAAGAGAACAGAGCAGCTATTGAAAAGGAGCTAAAGCTAAGAGATGAATTGAAGGAGAGATTAGAAAACGAAGTAATGAGTAGAGGGAAGATTAATGACATGATTGATGCTAATGACGAGAAGCTAAGAAACTTAGTCAACCCTTTAAATCAAATTCAAGCTGCATCAGACGCAATTGGAACAGCATTTGGCGATTCGGTGAGAGAGATAGTTAAAGGTACGCAAAGTATCGGGGATGCTATTGGGAGCATGTTAGATCGAGTTGCCGATCATTTCTTACAAGTAGCGTCCGAAATTATGGCTCAAAAAGCCTCTAGCTGGTTACTAAAAACAGTACTAAGTGCTTTCGCACCTTCCCCTGAAAGCGGATTCAGTGTTGATGATGCTGTTAGTGGTGGATTTATGAATATGGGAGATGCTACTAAAATTGCTAATGGTGGATTTATTGAAACTAATATTGGTTTTGCCTCTGGAGGTTACGTTGACCGTCCTACCAATGCAGTTGTCGGAGAAGGTGGTGAAGGTGAATACATTATTCCTGAATCTAAGCTTGCCTCTAGTCTTTCCAGATACCAAGCGGGTCATCGTGGTAGTGCAGTAGTTCCGGGTGGTGTTGGTAACTCAGGCGGTTCAGGTGAAGGGTCTGGTGCTGTCACAGTTAACTACAGCGGTCCTACTCTTAACTTTAATGGTGATGACTATGTACCTCGTTCGGCTGTTCCTGAAATCATTAGTAGTGCAGCAAAAGCTGGAGCAAGTGCGGGTCGTGCTAACACAATGAGAGATTTAAAGAACTCTCGTAGTCAAAGAGCTAAGTTAGGCTTATGACCGTTATTGCTTTAACCAATTTCCTCACCATTACGGATGTGAATGGAGGTGCTCAGCATCAATTTCAAAATGGCTTACATAACGGATTAATTTCAAGCTCCGACAAACTACCAAAAACCTCACCCTATAAGTATTTAAGTTTTATCTATCAAGGTGCAGCAAAAAATAGAAGTGGAGATAACTTAGAGGCTTCGATCATTCTTGCTAATACCGGTTCTAGGGAGGGTGCAACGGGTCAAGCAAATAAGTTGTCAATGAACTATGCGAAGGAATCAGTAGAAAATAAATGGCATATTGAAGTCACAACTTGCGTAATGGATGCGAACTTTCAAACGATCCAAGTAGTTTTAACAAATGAGAAATGGTTGGCAGCAACGATGAGCTATGACGCGGAAAGCATTGAATTAGTCCTTAGTAGTGCAATTGACGCAGTTGGAGCCAATGCACCAACAAGAGTTTTAACAAGTGAGCAAGTAGGTTATTTACCTGTTACAGGAACAATGCAGAATCTTTGAAACCGTATGAGTTACTAGGTTTTCCTTATCGTTTAGGTGCAGATCCTAATAAACACGGGGCGGCAGATTGCTTGTCACTAGCTAGGGAAGTAGTTGAGTATTACGGGTATTCGCTACCGCCTGCTGATCGTGATTGGTATCGGAGGTTAAGAAGAAAAGATTACAGCGTGTTTTCTGAGGAGTTAAATCGGTGGGGAATCAAATCAACCCCTAAACTAGGAGCAATAGCCTTATGTGAATCCGATTACGGGTTTGGTTTGGCAAGTTATTTTTCTGAGGGATGGCTGAGTTTCCAAGACAGATTAGGCAAGTCGGTGGTGGTATGGAGTCCCATCGAAGTCCTTACGGTCCACGGCGTTTACTTCCAGCGGAAGCCGAACTCTGCAACGCTTTAGGTATAAAGGAGTCTGAATATTGGCAGTTTGTTGACTTAATTCAGTTGCATAGGCCAACTCGACCTAGTGAATATGATCTTGTACCGGACATTGTTAACGAGCCTGTCTCTTTGACAGCAATTTTGACGAATATTGTGATAGGTATTGCAATAAGTTACGTAGCTTATTTACTTACACCCAAGCCAAAACAACCGCAAATTGGAACAAGTTTAAAAACTGAAGATAAATATGGATCTCGCGCCTTCGCTCCACAACTAGGCTTTAACAGTATTCAGGAGTTAGCAACATTAGGCGCAATTATTCCTCTTATTTTTACGAAGCAGGAAGAAGTAGGTGGTTACACAAGTGGCGGTGTACGTGTTAATGCTCAACTTTTATGGTCACAGTTAATTAGTCTTGGCAGATCACAGCAGTTAAAAGCGTTAGCTCTTTTCTCTCATGGTGAGATTGATGGCGAACCGGAATTTGCTGGCTATGCGATAGGTGATTTATTAATTGAGAATTACAACAAAGCAAAGGTCGCTTTATATTTTAGAAACGGTGCAGTCACTAATAATAATCGAATAACGATAGGAGATAAGTACAGCGAAAGTACTTTACCAGAGTCATCTTTTGGTGATATTGGAGGGGTAACAGATCCTTTTTCTGTTGAGTTTCCTCTAAAACTGTCAAACGAAGAACCATCTAAAAGAGCATTTAGCGGAACGACTAATCCAACGACTCAATCAATCTTTGGTTTGTATAGTCCAATGCCTAATGGACATAGATACAAACTTCCTTATGAGTTCTTTTTTATCCTTACGGATATGGAAGAGGATACTAAGTTAGATACTTTTAAAAAAGATAGAAAAGTAAAAGCGTCTTGGCCCACTCGCGCCGGAATTATTAAAGCTAATAATGTAACTGGAAGAAACAAAGGTCTAAACGTACCTGTTGGAGCAGAAGTTAAGTATCAAATATATTCTTCGGGAACACAAAAGGAACAAGAAAACATTCCTGATTACGATCCTTGGAAAGTTGAAGATGTTAAATCATCAGTTAGCACTATTCGAGAGACAGCCGATAGTAATCTCGCTCTCGGTGAATCCTATATGGCAGGTACGGCAATATTACGACTAACACGTATAGCAAGTAATCCCAATAGTCCCGGTAAAACATGGGAAGTCGGAATAACCAAAGAATATTATTTTAAAGTAATTGAAAGCGGTCAATTAGATACGATTGACATGCCTCAACATTTAGCTAATCCTCAATGGATTGGTACGCAGCAATGTTCAAAATCGGGATGTATTTTAATTGATCAAGACAGAAGTAATAACAGAAATTTAAATGCCCCTTGGAATACTTACGCTTTACAAAGAGTTGCTATTGGAACTGTTTCTAATACTAGAGATTGTCATTTAACTGAAATAGGAATCAAATCAAAGGTATATAAGAATATAAGTTTTCAAAACGTAAATAGCCAACCAGATAGTGAAACTGTTGATCGTTATCACAACGATAACGCGACTATATCTTTGGGTCAGGTACAAAAAAGTATAACTAGATATAGCTTTTTTAAATTACAAGTCCGCGAATCAGGGAATGATAGTTCTTGGAGAGATTTAACAAATACCAGTAGTTTGCATTCGGGTTTATTTTGTATTATTGGTAGTACACAGCAGGAACAATATAACTATATAAGTATTAGACACCCTCAAAAAGGTCAATATGAATATAGGTTCTTACCTGTTCCGGGTGTTCATGTCGCTCGTACATGCTTAGACGCAAATAATGATAATAATTGCAAAGACGTAAACGTATTAAATGCTTCGTATTCAGAAGACAACGACGCTGTTCAACAGTTTACCTCTAATGGTTTTGTTGTTCGTTTTGTGGGTCGTGATGATCTGACAATGACAGCTAACAGGGCTAGTAATAGTGAATGGGTAGCTAATCTTGCAGATTCATTAGAACTAGGCGCAACACTCGGACCAGTTTCTTCTTTAAGTAGGACTGATACAGCCGGTCCGGGGCAAACTCTTATCTGGCCCTCTGAATGGGCATGGAGAGACTCAAATAGATTTGGATCTGAGCACCCAATAACACTTACTTATATACCAGCAAAATATTATTACCCGACAAGTAATTGGGTAGGTAAAAGACTATGGCTAGTTGTTAAGGGTAATTTTGCGGGTGTAACTGGATGGGTTTTCTTTCTTGGTTCTGTTCATCTAGGAGGTACACAAGGACCACAAGCAATGGGAGTTATTTATGCAGATAATCCTACTGATGCGATTTTGGAGTACGGAGGATATAGATATTACCCGTATGCACAAGTAAGAACAACTCACCCAGAAGACCCAACAATCCCTCAAATCCAATGGTCTGTAATGCGTTTAGACTATACACAGCAAGAATCAGCAAACGATTTTACTGGAACTGTTTCGACTACAACTACAGGAGGTGGAAATGGTTTAACGGTATATCTTGAAACTGCATCTATCCCTACGAATCATGTTGCTAGATGGAGAATCGTAAATAGAGGTAACGGTTATCAAGATGGAGATACAATAAATATTCCCGCTAGAAGTGAAGGAGTAGTTCCTTTCCCCGGAATATCGTTACAGGTAACGGTAGATAGAAACAATACTAATGATGGTACGACAGTTGTTAATAACCTTAATCCTTACGATAAACTTTATGACTATCCTCAGTATTACGACAATGATGTTTTAAGTAGTCAGTCAGGACCAGAGCATGAAATATCGTATGTCAATCAAGTTATCGAACCTGTTGATAATTACGGTGTAGCAAAATATAAAGACTTAGCTTTTGCTGGTATTCGTATTAATAGTTCAAAAGAGTGGACTAGCTTTTCACAGTTATCTGCTTACTTTACTAAGGGTATAAAAGTGGAAAGATTAATTGATGGTGGTACAGGAGCTACTAATCTTTTTCCCGAAATTGCTTATGCGCTTTTAACAGATCAGAAGATAGGGGCCGGTGAATTAATAGGAAGTAGTTCGGTTAATAAAGACTCAATGGAAGCTGCGGCTAAGTTCTGTCGTGCTAACGGTTTTAAGTGGGATGGAATGATTTCTAACTCTTTAAATCTACGTGAATTTATCTTTGAAATGGCCGGTTACGCTTTCTTAGATTTCACGATTATTGGAGGCCAATTTTCACTCGAGCCAAGTGTTCCCTATCAAGGTACTGCTACTAATCCGGGTGTAATAGATTATGACGCAAAACCTGAGATTAGAGCACTCTTCAGTGATGGAAACATTAGTGATTTAAAAGTATCATTTCTTACCCCAGAGGAAAGGCAATTATTTAGGGCGGCAGTGATGTATAGAAAAGAATCTAAGAATGGGTTTCCTGAAACTAAAACTTGTTTCGTACGTTTAGCTGACTCAAGCAGTAATAAAGCACCCATAGAAAAGTTTGATTTAAGTTCTTTCTGTACCTCTAAAGAACACGCTGAGAAGTTTGCCAAGTATGCAATTAAGACACGACAGTTAGTCGATCATGGACTGAGTTTTAAAACGAGTCCTCAAAACTGTGTGGGTCTTAGGCCCGGACATTATTTCAGACTCGTAAGTGAAGCGACTCATACCAGCCGTTTCAATAATGGGGCGATTACAGATACCGGTGAGATTGTAAGTCGCGATACTTTGACAGGTTCGCAACCCATCTACTATTGGTTGCCCGGTACTACGGAAGTTAAGGAAGGTACTTTAAATACTTCAAATGTTGATCATGCTTTACGTGGTTCGCTCTTTACGATTCGGAATAACACAACCGAGAACAGGGTTTATAAAGTTGAATCAATTTCTTATAGTGAAGAGGGTTTAATAGAAATAGGTGCGACTTTTGTACCTTTAACCAGCTCGGGATCATTAGCCGTCTTAGAATGGGCAGGTCTAAATGATCACTTCATATATACAGACAGCTAATGGCAACTGGAGCTCAACCATTTCCAACAATTAAGCCTACTTCGAGGTCTTACACACCGGGGGAATATCCAACGCAAGAATTTGTTTCGCTTGATGGAACAAAGACGTACATGCGTTATGGGAATAAAAGATCTGAATCAACTTTAGATCTTGGCTTTAACAACATTACTGATAATGAGGCTGATGATATTCTTGATCACTACCGAATTGTTAATGAGACTTGGACTTTAGCTGACGAAAAAACAAGATGGGTGACGTTTAGTGCAAGTGATGGACTAGCTGGCGCGGAATCTAATCTTCCTTCTTACTTA